TCATCACCTCCATAGATACCCAACGCCGCCCATGCTTCCGCGGGTGGCATACCCGACTCACGCGCGGCTTGGTAGGCAATGAACGCGTTGTCGAGTGAATTGAAGTCGGCGGTCTCGGCGCTGCCGGATAGCCGTGATGTTCCCGTCTGGTATTTCACGCCGAATGTCGTGAACGCACGCTGGTTCTTCTGGCTGGCCAGCAACTCATTCAACTCGCGGTGATAAACCGGCGAGAAGAACCTGAGCATAGCCAAGTGTTCCAGCGTGCGCAGCACAACCGAAACACGACCATCGAACCGTGACAAATCAGTGAGTAGCACCATCATTGCGTTAATGCATATTTCAGCAACGCGTGTGGCGATCTCAAGAGGTGTCCGTGCGAACGCGTACCACTTCGTGGCACGCAGGCATCGTGTGAAACTGTAAACGTATCTCGAGTAGTTGTATTTGTTGACCCCTGGGATGGTGCTTATGATCCGGGGGTCAGTGACCTTGCCGTACGCCTCCGATTTCTGGAAGGACTGAACGGGATCCTCAACCACGCTCCTCGACACAAGACCTGCCCGATCCAAGATCATCCTCTGTGCTGGGCGAGACTGCTTCTCGCGGACAGTGGAAAAATCCATTGGATGCCCCTCGTGGGCAACGGGAATGAGGAACTCCGTGAATTCCTTCATGTACAGATACATGCGTTGAGTGATGGCGATGTCTGGCCCAGGCGCGACGTCAATGACACGCCCCTTAATGGCCGCATTGTCGTTAGACAAGCAGCGGTCGGGAGCGTAGCACCCCAGAGCCAGCGGGCTCATGAATGGGGTTAGACTCGGCTTCTCAGGCTCATACTTCGCGGGGTTGTATTGGAACTTGAACACAGATTCAGAGACTGGAAAGACAACGTCACTCGTGGCTCCGAGCTTGCAGCGGTGGTACTCAGTGAGTACAGTGGCGCTGCTCTGGTCGGCGTCTTTGAGGACGGTCTTAATAGTTGCGGGGGTTAGTTCGTGGTTTTTACCAACCACTGCCAGTGAAGCGAGCGCATCGTCCTCGATGGCGCTGATCACGGCATTGAGATACGTACCTGGCTTCCCGGTGGAAATCTTCCTTCCCTCAGGGCCTTGAATACTTAATCTCAAAAACTTCGACTCCCCTACATCCACACAGACTTTCAGCTTCCTGAGCATACTTGCCTCCAATGACCCCGCAAGGTCAAGGATTGGTGAAATGATTCTCTTCAACGGTGTCAGCAAGATCAACTGGTGGTGGTCATCCACACGTCTACGGTCGACGTTATAGATATGGTACGTGTACCCCCACCAGTTCTTCCGAGTAGCCATGACAACATCTTCCCCATAGTTCCACACTCCGTGTGTGTAGCTTGCGCCACCAGACACGGTATAAGTGACCTCATCGTTCTCATTGAATGTGAACGAATACTCGCCGTCACTCTTGGCCACCGATGTGGGTTGGAAAGTGTACAGCAACACCGGTTGGAACTGGTGGGTCAATAAGTGCGGAACATCGAGGTACATGTCCACATCCACAATACAGAGAAGATCCTGGGGCGCTGGCTCAAAAGCCGAATTGCCCACAGAGAGATCTTTCCCCCAATGAAACGTGCGGCAGCCGGCCCGCCCATGGCGGATGTCGGCGGCCGACCTCTGGAGAAAGTAGCTGCGCAGTCCCGTGGTACCCCCAAAGATATCCATAAAACTGGCCGCTTCATTCCTCTTAAGTGCTGAATCGGGGTGTGTGTGGTTGCGAGCCCGGAAATTCTTGATCCCAGGGCAGCTCATGAATAGCGAACGGAGTGTGCACGTCGCCATGCCATACTGTAGAGTCCACGAGGTGAGTACATGTATGTACCAGCTCGAGAAATCATGTCCGACGGGACTCACGCGCGTGTTGATGTAGAACGCATGTGAGGCCTGAAGGATGTACAGAAGTAGCACGACGGCGAGAAACACCAGGAGCCCAACAAAAGTTGTCGTAGCGAACGACAGCTCTTGCGTGACCACCAGTTTCCGTCCGGAACAGCTCGGTTGGTCCCCCAAATCCCCCCCTTCGTGGACAGGGGCAAAGAAGACCTCCATAGCGCAGCCCAGCAGCGATCGCTCGCTCTGGACATACATGCTCGTGTCGTAGCAAAACACGGGCGCATAGGCGCACAGGGCATCCTGTGCGACCATCATTCTCAAGTTTTTC